GATCGTTCCGACTAGTGCGATGTCGACCGCGTGGCGGTTGCCAGCTAAGCCAGCACCGATGCCACCAAAAATTAAAGCGATGCCAGCTAAGCCAGTTGCCATGCCTGACCACTCCTTAGTGGCTGCTGATGTCCTGAATTTCATAGGTTGAAAGGACTGCGAGAGGTTGTCGTTGTGTCTTGCCTGACAGTGACCTTGTGACCGCTGAGACGGCGCTGTGCTGTGGAGCGGTGGGACGGGATGGGCCCGGCTTGCTCGTTGCTTGCTGAGGTTTGCTGTCAGGGTTGAACTCCTATATATCCTAGTCGATCCCTTAGCACTTTGGAAGGAGCAGGCTACAAGGTCGTGTAACTTTTTACACTTAACCCCCGGCTCGGGACCTTGCGAACATTTGATACCAGTAGTACAAAGTAGTACAGTTTAGGACCTTGTGTACATTTGATACATAGTGCGCTTGTACTACTGTGCTCTCAATAAGGCCCTGCCTGTTGACTCTCAACAAGGGGGGCAGTGTTGCGAATTGTGTGTAGCATATGCTACGGCGCCGTAACTTAAACATATATCCGCCAACTAGCACTCGTGTACTAAAAAAGCCCCTAGCTGTCAAGCCGGGGGCAGGGGTCAAAAAGATACGCTTGTACTAATCGGTCTTATCTTCAATTTTGATAGTCAGATCAGGCGCTTGGATATTGACCATTTCAGTGGACTCACCAATGACCCGTCCAATGGAGTCCAAAACCTGGCTAGCGGTTTGCAGCTGTCCTTTCTTCAAAGCTTGATGAAACAGCTTGGTCCGCATGTGCTGCAGTCTTGCCAACATATTTTCGCGATCAGCCTGCCAGTCTTCATCAACAAGTAGCTTTACTGCTCGCCAATCACGCCAAGCCGTTTCAATCGAAACCTGCTCTTTCTCCGCATGGTCATAAACCAGCGCTCTAGCTGACAAGCCATCCAACTGCCTTCGATACAACCTTCTCACCCTGTCTTCTTTGGCTTGCGTGGTGCGCTTGTCGTTGTCCACGTATGTTCGACCGTTTTTTCGATAATAACCGCCTACAAGCCCTATTTGCACGGGGGTAGGGGTTGAAAACCTCTGTATTGTGATAGGCATGAGCCAAAAATCCGCACCAATAGAACTTCGCTGGGCGCAAGGCGAAGTATTTTCTTGCGATAAACGTTTTCGAGTCCTTGTCGCAGGTCGCCGTTTCGGCAAGTCCTACCTCGCCTGCGTTGAATTGCTGCGTGGAGCGATCAATCGCCCAGGCGAGACCTTTTTTTACTGCGCTCCGACATATCGAATGGCAAAAGACATCGCTTGGCGTGTCTTAAAAAAGCTTGTTCCAAAGGTTTGGATTCACTCCAAGAACGAAACTGACCTTCGCATCGAACTAATCAACGGTTCCACCATCGAATTAAAAGGGACCGAGAATGCAATGGCACTCCGTGGCCGCAGTCTGAGCGGCGTAGTTCTTGACGAAGCGGCTTTTATGGATTCGGACGTATGGTTTGAAGTAATTCGACCTGCTTTAGCGGATAAAGAAGGCTGGGCGCTATTTATTTCGACACCTGACGGTACAGCTAGCTGGTTTTATGACCTGTGGTGCTATGTCGAAGAAGATCCAACGGCATTGTGGCAGCGCTGGAGTTTTACAACGATTGAAGGGGGCAATGTCAGCGCAACTGAGGTTGAAGCAGCTCGTGCTCAACTAGATCAACGTACATTCCGCCAAGAATTTGAGGCTAGCTTCGAGAATCTAAGCGGCCTAGTCGCCATTAGCTTTTCGGACGAGAACATATCCACAGATTCAAGAGATATATCGATTCAACCGTTGCTGTTGGGGGTGGACTTCAACGTTGACCCAATGAGCGGCATTGTGGCGGTCAAAGACGGCACCAACCTGTACGTCTTCGACGAGATCATGCTTACAGGCGGGGCTACCACTTGGGATTTTGCCGAGGAGGTTACCCGTCGATATGGCGTGGAGCGCAGGGTTATTGCGTGCCCTGACCCAACGGGGAGCGCTCGAAAAACGAGTGGTGTTGGAGTTACTGACCATGCGATTTTACGAAAGAGTGGTTTTACAGTGCAGTCACCACGGTCGCCATGGAAGATCAGGGACAAGATTACAGCTGTTAATACGGGGTTACTAGATGCGACTGGCGAGCGCAGGGTATTGATTCATCCGCGCTGCAAGCAGTTAATCAAGTCATTGCGGACATTGACTTACGCACCAGGCACTGGCTTGCCCAATAAAAACTTGGGAGTAGACCATGCGTTTGATGCGTTTGGATATTTGTGTTTACAGCAGTTCAATTTGGCCAAGCCAGAAACGCTTGGCACTACCAGTTACAGGCTGTACTAACTGGTTTAGAATGATGTTGTCGTCGCATTTTGCGTCATGCCTAAGGGAACCGGAACTTACGGCACAAAGAAAGGCCGTCCGCCCAGCAAGAAAAAGGGCATGAAAAAAGGCTCTAAAAAGATGCGTCACGGCCATGGCTGTTAGAAACGAGCCAACCAATAAGGCTCTTTACGCCCGCGTCAAAGCCGCCGCCAAGCGTAAATTCGACGTCTATCCAAGTGCGTATGCAAATGCGTGGTTGGTGCGCGAATATAAAAAGCGCGGCGGCACCTATCGCAAGGTAACCAGTGGCGGAACGCAAAAAACCACGAAAACCCGCAAAACCAAAAAAGCCAAGTAAGGGCCGTGGAGGTCTAGGCAGATGGTTTGACGAGAAATGGGTCGATATAAAGACCGGGAAGCCTTGTGGCCGTTCCAAGGGTGAAAAACGAGACTATCCAGCATGTCGCCCGTCGAAGCGAGTGTCGTCTAAAACGCCAAAAACGGTTGGTGAGATGACACCTGCTGAAAAAGCTCGATTCAAGAGAGAAAAGACCAGTTCAAAGAAGATTTCTTATCAGCATAAGCGGCGTAAGACCAAGAAAAAGAAGTCTTGAGATGGTCTTTGCAATGCGAACGGTTAGACTGAACGGCATAGACCCTTCCTATGTCTAATTATGGCCATCCTTCGCGGAGAGCAAGGTGCCGTCCAGTTCGACGCTGCTGGTTCTTCTAACGCCACCATCGTTGGCACCCGCAGCTGGACGTTGAACATTACTAAAGACACGCTGGAATGCACTGATCACGGTGACACGTTCCGTGCGTATGTCGGCACCATGATCAGTGGTTCTGGCACAGTTGAGCTGGTTTACGATCCAGACGCAACTGGTCAAGCAGCGTTTATTGAAGACGTAATTACTGCTTCTGACACTGCGGACGCTACGTTCGAGTTGTTCACGACTGGCACAACATCTGGCACTGATTCGGTCAGTTTTGCTGGAATTATCACCAGCATGGATATTGCATCCACTGTTGGCGACTTGGTGGTTGCCACCTGCAACTTCATTACCAGCGGCACTATCACTTCCAACCTTGAATAAGGTTGACTGATGGCAAAAATCGAGCGTGGCGGTCACACGTTTGACGGCTACAACAAACCGATTCGTACCCCTGGTCATTCCAGCGGTAAATCACACGCTGTTGTTATTAAAGACAATGGCAAAGATCGGTTGATTCGATTTGGCCAACAAGGTGCAAAAACAGCAGGCAAGCCAAAGCCTGGTGAAAGTGAAGCAATGAAAAAAAAGCGTGCTGCTTTCAAAAAACGGCACGCTAAGAACATTGCTAAAGGCAAAACCAGTGCTGCCTATTGGTCTAATCTCGTAAAATGGTGACATGACCTACTCAGTTCCTGGTCTGGTAAAAACTCATTTAGTTAGCTCTTCCTATATGGGAAGGGTTGACAGTCCGTTTGTCAGGACACGGGCCGTAATTAACCAGATGAAGGGCTGGGAGATTATGAAAGCTGTTATTTCAGGAACTGAGTATTTACGCGCTAATAGCGAAACTTTTTTGCCGCTTGAGCCACGCGAAGACTACACAGCGTATTTAGCCCGCGTAAACCGCTCTGTCTTTACGCCTTATACGCAACGTTTGATTCGAGCGGCAACTGGTTTGATTTTGCGCAAGCCGATTAGCATCGAAGGCGATCCTTATTGGACAGATGTTTTTAACAAGGATGTTGATGGCTGTGGGTCGGATATTGAAGAGTACGCCCGCAGGCTTTTAGCCTGTGCTTTGACCTATGGCCACTGCCATACGTTGGTTGATTTTCCAGCGCCTTCTGCAGCCCGTAGCTTGGCTGAAGAGCGTGCTCAAAACCGCCGTCCATACTGGATAGAGGTTGACCCAACCAATGTCTATGGTTGGCGTTTAGACCGTGAGTCAAATTACGGTAACTTGACTCAAGTCCGCATTGGCGAAAAAGCTGTCGTTGCAGATGGTGAATTTGGAGAAAAAGTCTATGACCAAATACGTGTTATCGAGCCAGGTCGTTTTCGGGTATTTAGGCAGCAGGAGCAAAAAAAAGAAATGCAAGGGGCATTTCCATACCCCGCTTCCTTCGATCAATCCGACGCTACAGAAGAGTACGAGTTGGTTGATTCGGGTGATTTCTCGTTAGACCAGATCCCACTGGTTACTGTTTATGCCAACAAGACTGATGTTTTGACTAGCAGACCCCCGCTGCTTGATATTGCTCATTTGAACCTGGCTCACTATCAGCGCCAAGCTGATTTGATCCATAGCCTTCATATCGCGAGCCAACCGATGCTTGTTCTTGAGGGCTGGGACGACCAGACTAAGGATATGGCGATTAGTGTTAATTATGCGATGGCAACACAGCCGGGAAACAAGGTCTATTACGTGGAACCGGCATCTAGCGCTTTTGAAGCGCAATCAGCGGAGATTAATGAGCTTCAGCAACAAATGGCTAGCTTGGGCATTAGCACGCTCAGCCAGCAAAAATTCGTAGCTGAGTCAGCAGACGCTCGTCGTTTAGATCGTATTGACACTAATTCAATGCTGGCGATGGTTTCAATGGATTTGGAATCTGGCTTGCAAAAGGCGTATGACCTCGCTGCTGAATATTTGAATATCGAAGCGCCAAAGGTAAAAATCAGCCGTGACTTTGACCTGCAACGCCTGATTGGGCAAGACATTGCAGCCATGGGTCAGCTGTTCGAAGACAAGATTATTGACCGCGAAGAGTTCCGCGACATGCTGGTGCAGGGCGAAATTTTGCCTAACTCGGCAGAAACGCCGCAAAGCGGTACAGTAGAGCAGTAACGGCTTTTATTCCCATGGGAATGCGCTTTGAAGAGATTAATCCTCCTAAAAATCAGGAGTGCCCAATGCCTGATGCTAAAAAAACGACTAAAAAGGCAAAGTCTAGTAAAGTAGACGAGTCCACTAAAAAATAGTAATGGAAGAACAAGTCATCCAGGAGACGCCCGTGGCGTCCTCTGAACAGCCCGTGGCTGAGACTGAAGCTACCACCAGCACTGACACGTCTGCTTACGAACAGCAAATTCAAGCGCTTCAAAAGCGTGCTGTTGAGGCTGAAAAAGCATTTGAAGGCATCAAAGGCAAGCTCGATGATGTCTACAAAAAACAAGACGATCAACGCCGTCAAACCCTTGAAGAACAGGGTCAGTGGAAGCCTCTTTGGGAAGAAGCGAACAAATCTGGTATTGAAAAGGACAAGCGCATCGCTGAGCTAGAGCAAGAGCTGCAAAACTTGCAGGTTTCCAACGAAACAGCAGCAATGAAAAATGCTGCTTTGTCTGCAATTAACCAAGCTGGTGCAATCAATTCGGATCAGATGCTGCAATTGATTCAAGGCAGCCTCAAAAAATCTGAGGATGGCTCTGTCAAGGTTTTGGATGGTGGCATTGAGCAAGACATCAATGTTTACCTCGCCAAGCTTAAAAGTCCTGGATCTAACTACGAACATCACTTCAAACCAAGCACTCAGGCTGGAATGGGTGCAAAGCCAAATACATCAACGGCAAACGCAGCAGGCATTGCTAATCCTTATTTAGACGCGACAGCAAACCTGACTCAGCGTATGATGTTAGAGCATACCGACCCTCAACTTGCAGCCGTGCTCAAGAAAGAGGCCGGTAAGTAGTCCCCGTGGGACACCTACAAGTCCGTGGCTTGTAAACCGCAAACCTAACTCCTGAATAAGAAATGGCTGCTCCATTTCAGAATTATTCCGGCGGCGTCCTTCTGGCGGACATCGTAAAGAGGAATAATCTCAGCACTTACGTGTCTGAGGCCATTAAAGAGCGCAGCTTGTTCCTCAAGTCTGGCGCTATTTCACGTAATGCTCTGCTCGATTCTCGTCAGGGCGGCACTCGCATTCAAGTTCCCGAGTTCAATCCCACATCTCCAACTGAGGAGATCATGAGTGGGACAGCAACTTGGGGCACCAGTGGCGCTGGTTATCTGACTCCTCAGAAAATTGGCACTGGTACTCAAATTGCAACCATCTGCCATCGCGGTTTTGCCTATGCCGTAGATGACGTTGCAGTTTTGGCGGCTGGTGAAGACCCCATGCTTCACATCCGCAATCAGCTTGCAGATGCAATCAACAAGTTGAACAGCGCTCGTCTGTTTTCACAACTTGCTGGTTTGTTTGGCACTGCTCTGTCCGGCAACGCTCTGGACCTAGGTAAGGCTGCTGCTTCTGGCGCAGACGAGAACAACTTCCTGACTGCTGCTGCAGTAGCCCGTGGCCGCTCTCTTCTGGGAGAGCGTGGTGACGAGCTGGACACCCTTGTTGTTCACCCTTCTGTTGGCTACTACCTGTATCAGGTGGGCCTGCTGACCTTCTCTACCTCTGCACTGTCTACTGGCGGTGCCATCACTTGGGGTGGCGGCGGTGTTGGCGTTGGTGCTCGTTCTATTGGCGAATTTGCCGGTATGAACGTGATTATGGACCCTGCGGTTAACACTGTGGCTCCTGGCACTGGCGGTCACCAGCGTGAGTTTTATTGCTATCTCACGAAAGCTGGCGCGATTATGGAAGGCGTTCAACAGGAGCTTCGGATTGAGGCTGACCGGAACGTGCTCTCGAAGCAGGACGTCCTGTCTGTTGACTACCACTCCACCTATCACGTGATGGGTACTGCATGGGGTGGCAGCTTCGACAACCCGAACAACAGCGACCTTGCCACTGCTGGCAACTGGTCTGCTACTTACGACATTGATCTGGTGCCTATGGTTCAGATCACTGTCAATAGTTCGCTGGACACCAGCACCATCTGATCCTGATCAGAGTAAAGGCCCTACCATTAGGTGGGGCCACCTTCTTTTTGGCATGGCATACGGCACTCCTAAAAAGCTGACCACCCGGCAAAAAGCTGCGATGGAACGCCATGCAGAGCATCACACCAAAAAACACATGGCCGAGATGCGGCGTCTGATGAAGGCTGGTAAGACCTTCACAGAAGCGCATAAAATGGCAATGAAAAAGGTAGGGAAGTAACTCGTGGCTGCAACAATCACCGCTACTCTCAGCAGCTCATCAGCCAACAGCTACGTGACCCTAGCGGAAGCCAACGCATATTTTGAAACCGTTCCAAGCAGCACCAACTGGGACAACAAAACTGACGACAACAAAAATCGTGCATTGATCTCAGCGACCCGCTGGATCGATACGTTGGTTTTTTATGGTGACCGTTGCGATGCAGACCAAGCTTTGAGTTGGCCTCGCAATAATTATCACGTTGATCGTGTAGAGCTAGTTTGCACAGCTATTCCAAACGACATTAAGTATGCAGCGTTCGAACTAGCAAATGCTTTAGCCAATGACACGGACTCAATTACAGGGACTACCGGCGATACGGGGTTATACAAATCCGTCAAACTTGGCGAAATGGAAGTGGAGTACAACACTTCTAGTCAAGCTACGGGAACCGTCAATAATGTCTTTGATGTTTATCCTTGGCTCCAGTCTTACCTTGGCGCTTATTGTCTTGGTGGGAGCGGCAGCTACCAAGTCCGTACCGTAAGAGGTTGACATGCCTGGAGCGCTAGACAGCCTTTTCAAAAACGTCGCCAAGTCGGTTGTTGCCGATTTAGGTAAATCTTTTGACCATACTATTACTTATACAGCCAAAGCGTCCCCTAGCTATAACGTTGCGACTGGAGCGCTAACAACGACTGACACAACATATTCAATTCAAGTGCCAGTTGAGGTTATTGATTCCACGGAGGAGCAAGAGGGGCAAGAGCAGCGTAAGGCAAAGCTATATGTGACTCCTGACTTGATTGGTGATGGTCAGCCTACGTTTGAGGACACGGTTACGCTTGATTATGCAGGATCAAACCGAATCGCTCAGATCGTGGATATTCGCACGTATAAAGGAGGCCAAGAGTATTTGTATATTCTTGAGGTGCTGTTCTAATGGCGAAACGTGGCATTGGCCAGATTGTGACTGACCTTGAGCAGCAGCTCAACAGAGATTTCAATGCTTTGATTGGCCTTACTGTTGAAGGGTTGTCTTCTGACGTAAGCCCAGTGGATACAGGCTTTTTTGCGTCTAGTTGGAAAGCATCTACGCAAAGACCGCAGGCAAAGGATGAAAAAACTGAGCCTTGGTCAACGTATAAGCAAGGTTCAAATCAAAAAACCATTAAACCACGTTACCCAGTGCCTGAGTTCAACTACAAGAGGCAGCCAACTGTTTACGTAGGTAATACAGCTGTATATGCCTTGCAGGCGTTTGCTTCGCCTAAATCAGGCATTCCGCAGTTTGTTCAGGGCGAAATGCGCGATTTAGTAAATAGTACGTTTCAAGAAAAACGAGCAGGTAGGATTTTTGTCCAAACTGGTCAGCGCATGGTTGCACCTGTCGGCTATGAACAACTTGGTGGTTAAGCTATGACTCTTGTAAATGCTCGTGCTGCTTTTGAAAAAGCTGTGACCGACGCAGTTGTTGCAGCTGATGCAACCGTTTCAATGGTGTATGACAACGTTCGTTTTACGACTCCTGGCAAGAGTAAAAAATACGTTGTTATGAGCGTCAACTTTAATCGCTCAACGCTGCAAAACCAAGGCGCAGCCTCTGACTATTACAGCGGCGTAATCCAGTGCAACGTCTACGTTCCAAAATCAGGTGGAACGTCTGCGTTGTCTGCGATTAGCGAATCTGTTATTGATGGCTTGACCTCAGTAAACGCTACTGGCTATACAGATACGTTTAGCGTTTCGCCAAGAGTTATGGACGTTACTGGTCCCAGTCCTATTGAGCTAGAGGACAGGGCGCATTTCTTGGGCATTATTTCTTGTCAATTTACTGCAGTCGTGTAGTATATTGATCGAAACGGCATTGATTTATGCGGGCCACCGAACTGCTTCGGAACAAGTTTGGCGTT